TGGAGTGGGGTAGTAACGCAAATGGGTACTACTGGCGGTGGGAGAGTGGGCTGCAAGTGTGTGTGTTGTCCGGCATTACCATGCCGACGGCGGGAGAAAGTAATGACTATATCTGGACGTTTCCAGCGTCGTTTTCCTTAGTTCATTTCGCGCGCTTAGAGATGAGTGGTGACATCGTCGACGTGTCTTATGCGGCGGATCGGAACAAGGCAGTGACAGACACATTGAACTACGGCACCAGCAACGTAACTCTCCGCCTGTGGGCAATTTACCAGATGACATTTTCTGGCGGGAACTGGACAGGCAACCGTGCCTTTGCTATCGGCAACTGGAAGTAACCATGAGAATTACCTACACCCCCCAACGCTCCGATGTGCCGCTGTCCTATGAGTTCAGCGGCGAGACCATCACCGCCACCCAGGACGAAACCACCGACAGCTTCGACTTCGCCGGTCTGCCCGATGGGCGCGAGGCCATCATTGACGGCAGCCTTGATCCCTGTCCGGTGCTCAGTGCGGAACGCGTTTCTGGTGAGCTAATCGTTACGCTGCGCACTCATCACGGCCCGAACCCGACTCAGGCCGAGGCATTCCCGGAAGAGGAGGTCATCTAATGGCTGAGATTACTTGGCAATCAGACGCTGAGGTGTTGGGCACCATGGCCCAGGATGCTCGGATGAAACGCGACGCCCTACTGGATCAGTCCGATCCTATGGCGCTCCCAGACTATCCGCATCAAGATGACGCGACGAGACAAGCATGGATGGATTACCGCCAAGCCCTGCGGGACATGACGGCGCAGCCCGGGTTTCCAGAAGTTATCGACTGGCCGGAGGCCCCATGACCAACGCAAGGCCGGGTAAGGCGGCTTTTTCACGGAGGCTAACTGACAATGTGTGATGGAATTGCTCAGCTTTTGAACCAGGGGCAGCCGCAGCAAGCCAGCCCTCAGCCGCAGCAGCCGCAGCCAACGCCCGGCATGTTGGGAACCGGCATGGCACACAACGCGGCGCACGACCTGCAGAACAGACAGTCCACTATTGACCAGGCGATTGCGGACGCGGTTCGCGGCGCGCAGCCGCGTCGGTAGTGTCGGTTTTCGCGACAGACAAAAAGCGGTAAGCTGTTGCCTGACGTCACAATTCACAAGAGGTTTTAGCTATGTCGATGGAATCCATCCACTACAAGAACGTGCGGACGGTGCTTGCCGCGGCGGTTAACGCCGGCCTCACCTTCGACGTTCCCTACCCGAGCGGCATGTCTGCCGCGGACTTTCAGGCCAACCAGGGCGCCGTCACTGTGCATTTCCGGGGTGTCGACTACGCCGGCAACGCCGTGGCCTTCGACACGCCCGACGCTAGTCACTTCCAGGTGACGTGGGACGCGGGCCAGCCCGTGTCCGTCCCGGCCGGCGAAACCGTTGAGGTGGTCCTGGATCTGGTCCGGGGCGACGAGACGCCCGTCGGCGTTAAGAAGGATCTCAACGGCGTGATCGGTAACCTGGCCGCCGGCAGCACGGCGGACCAGCTCTTGGCAGCGCTGAAAGCCTCCGGTCTGATGCAGCCCGACTAAGGCTGGACATTAGCAGTCTCCGGGCCGCCCGGGAGCGGCCCGGCCTCAACGCTTAGCCTGACGAACTGATCGACTGACATGCAGCCACCGACAGATCCGACACTATGGCAACGCCTATTCGCCGAAATGCCTCCGTTCTTCCAGTGGATTATCACGTTCATTGTCGGCGCCGTAGTCGCTTTGACAGGTTATCTGTTCCGGAGCCAGCGGCAGGAGGTCGGGCAGTTGCGTGAGGACCACGAGGCGGACATCGGGAGGGTCGAGCGGCGCGTCGTCGAGATCGAGAGACGGGAGCGCGACTATGTTAGCCGAACCGAAATGGAAAGTTTGGTGACCCGCATAGAAATGAAAATGGACGCAGGCTTCAAAGAGTTACGGACGGAGCTGTTCCGTCTGCTGCAGAGGAACAGACCGCAATGAGCCTCCCACTCCCCGATCTTCGATTCTTCAAGCCTCAAGAGTTTGTCCGCCCGGCGGATGCGAACGGGCAGCCCGAGGCCTGGAGCGCGCGGATGCAGCCGCGGTTGCTGGTGTTGCTCGACACGTTTCGGTTCATGTGGGGGAAGGCGGTTGATGTCTCCCCGGCTCCTGGGGCGCTCGGGAGGTATTGGGGCCAGTCCGACAGCCAGCACAACATCGCCAAGTGGGGCGAAGTCCGCGCCGTCGACGTGATGACGGAAGGGCTGAAAACCGCCGACGACTTTCAGAGGGCAATCGACCTGGCGCGGTCGATCGGCTTCACCGGCGTTGGTATCTATCCGGATTGGAGCCCGAGCCCCGGGCTGCATCTTGACGTTCGCGTCGACCGCGAGCCGGGCGACCCCGCCTTATGGGGTGCGCTGAGCATCGCCGGCAAGCAACAGTATTTCGGAGTAGCCCACGTCCTCGCGGCCGTGAGCGAGGGAGGCAACTGACATGGGTGTGAGCGCTATTCTCGGATCCCTGATCCCCGCCGTGGCGTCGCTGTTCGGCAAAGTGATCGACAAGGCGGTGCCTGACAAGGAGCAGGCGGCGAAGATCAAGGCCGCCGCGCAGCAGCACCTACATGACCTGGCGGAGCAAGAGCTGGCGGGGGCCATCAAGATCATCTTGGCGGAAGCCAACGGTAATTGGCTGCAGCGGTCCTGGCGCCCCGGCCTAATGTGCATCTTCGGCTTCATTATCGCCAACAACTACATCATCGCGCCCTACATGGGTGCGATCTTCGGCGCGAAGATCATGCTGCCGCTGCCCCCGCAAATGTGGGACTTGCTCAAGATCGGCATCGGCGGGTACATCACTTCGCGCGGCGTCGAAAAGGGGATCTCGATTTACAAAGGCAACGCCGGGGTCGGCGGGTAGGTAGCGCATGGCCGCGCGGACAGACAAAGAGTTCGATCACCTTGGGGGCGAAAGCGCCGAGGCGGCGTCGGAGTTCAAGCGACAGGTCCATGCGGCGCAGCGTCTGGTCCGCCTGCGAAAGGCTCACGACAGCTTGCTCGACTACACGAAGCTGTCCATGCCGGACCCCCGCGACCCGGATAACCCGGACGCTTCGCGGTACAAGGACCACATCCACCACAGGTATATCGCGAAAGAGCTGGAGGCGGTCGAGCGCGGGGAGGTAACCCGGCTGATAATCAACCTCGGTCCGCGCCACGGCAAGAGCGAATTGGTGTCCAAGCGCTTCCCGACGTGGTTTGTGGGCCGGGATCCTTACAGGCAAGTGATCGTGAGCTCCTATGGGGACGACCTGGCGACAGATTTCGGGCGCGCCGGGCGCGAGATCATCTTGAGCCCCTTCTACCAGCAGGTTTTCCCGGGAACGACGCTCAAGCGTGGTTCGCGTGCCGTGGACCGGCTGGAGACGACGGAGGGCGGAGTTCTGGTCTACCGCGGCGTGGGCAGCGCCCTGACCGGCTACGGCGCCGACCTGGGTATCCTTGACGACCCACTCAAGGGCCGCGGGGAAGCCAACAGCCGGACCGTGCGGGACAATCAGTGGGGGTGGTTCCTGGACGTGTTTATGACGCGCCTGATGGGCGAAATGGCGCGCGTGGTTATCGTTATGACCCGGTGGCACCAGGACGACATCGTGGGCCGGCTGACGGATCCGAAGAATCCGTACTACGACGAGGCGACTGCAAGACAGTGGCGGGTAGTCAACATCCCCGCCATCATCGAGACAGACAAGGACGAGCGGGACGATCCCTTCGGGCGGTCCAAAGGCGAAGTCCTGTGGCCGGAACGCATCCCCAAGAGCTTCCTGCTGAGTCAGCGCCGGGTGAACCCCTCCGGCTTCAACGCGCTGTACCAGGGCCGGCCGTCACCGCCCGAGGGTAACTTCTTCAAGCGGGAGCACATCAAGTCGTACAAGGCGCACCAGCTCCCAAGGAACCTTCGCCTGTACGCGGCCAGCGACCACGCGGTGAGCATGAGGCAGGACCGCGACCCAACGTGCATGGGCGCCGTAGGGGTGGACGAAGACAACAACGTCTATATCCTGCCCGATCTGGTCTGGCGCCAGATCCCAACCGACGTGGCCGTCGAGGCGATGCTGGACCTTATGCGTCGGCACCGGCCGCTTCTGTGGTGGGCGGAGAAGGGGCACATATCGCAGTCCATCGGCCCGTTCCTCCGCCAGCGGATGCTGGAGGAAGAGACCTACGTCACGATCGACGAGAAGACGCCGGTCAAGGACAAGCAGACACGCGCGCAGGCGATCCAGGCTCGTATGACGATGGGGAAGGTTTTCTTGCCGGAATTCGCGCCGTGGTACGAAGACGCGGTTGACGAGCTGCTTAATTTCCCCCACGGCAGCCATGACGATTTTGTCGACTTTATCGCCTGGATAGGAATCGGTCTGTCGCAGATAGTCGGCGCAGAGCGTACACTGCCAGACAAGCGCAAGGAACCCAAGGTCGGCTCGGTTCAGTGGGTCATGGCAAATTCCGCCTACCACCACCGGCCCAAGCGCAGCTACCTGAACTGATATGGCAAGCGAAGATACCAACACCGAAGACGGCGTTCGGACCGAGCAGGCAGACGGGGCCGCCCCGGAAGTCAGCGGCGCGCGTAAGGCGCTGGTTAAGCTGTGGACCGAGCGGGTACAGAAGGCAAAGCACCATTGGGGCTATGCCTACCAGCGAATGCGTGAGGACATGCGCTTCGCCCGCGGCAAACAGTGGCCGGGCCAGCGTAAGGACGACGAGCGCTATGTCGCCAACCTGACCCAGCGCCACGTCAACGAGAAAACGGGGTCGCTGTACGCGAAGAACCCGGAGGTGTCTGCCAAGCGCAGGCATACTCTCGACTACAAGCTGTGGGACGGCAACCCGGGGACGATGATGCAGGCGCTGCAGCTCCTGCAGGCCATGCAGCAGACTCCGGGCCTCGCGCAGAGCCCGCAGGTCGCGGACGCGATGGCGTTGATGCAGGACCTTCAGTCCGGTCAGCAGCGCCGGAAGATGCTGGAGCGCCTGGGGGAGACCATGGCGCTGGTATTCAAGTATCAGCTTGACGAGCAAGAGCCGGGCTTTAAGGTTCAGGCCAAGCAGCTTGTCCGCCGCGTCGTCACGACAGGCGTCGGTTACGTGAAGCTGGGCTACCATCGGGCCTACGAGCCCCGCCCGGAGGATGTCGACCGGGTGACGGATGTCACCGAGCAGATCGCCCACCTTGAGCGGCTGATGGAGGATGCCAAGGAGGGCGAGTTCCAGGCCTATCAGGCTGAGGCCGAGGAACTTAAACAGACCCTCGCCGGGCTGCGGAACAGTAAGACCTTGCTGGTCAAGGAGGGGCTTGACTTCGACTTTCCCAGCTCCACCAGCGTTATTCCGGACGAAAACTGCAAGCAGCTCAAAGGCTTCATCGGCTGTCGGTGGGTGGCGCAAGAGTTCTTGCTAACCCCCGACCAGGTTCAAGAGATATATCGCGTTGATTTGAAAAAGAATTTTACGCGGTATCAAGCCCGAGCGGACGGCGGCGTTACCGACCTGGGCCAGAGCCGGGACGCGGAGGTCAAGAGTTCCGAGAAGGCTGCCGTCTACGAGGTTTACGACAAGTCGAGCGGGATGGTCTACACCGTCTGCGCCGGCTATCCGGACTTTCTGGTTGAGCCGTCGCGCCCGTTGGTGACGTTGGAGCGCTTTTGGCCGATCTTCACCCTCGCCTTCAACGAGTTGGAAGACTCCGAGGACATTTTCCCGCCGTCGGACGTCCGGCTCATGCGGAGTATGCAGATCGAGCACAACCTGTCTCGGCAGCGTCTGCGCGAGCACCGGGACGCGGCCCGGCCGGGGCACGTCACGTCTAAAGGCAAGCTGTCTGACCAGGACAAGGCGAAGCTCCAAGGATCCGCGGCGCATGAGGTTGTGGAGCTCAACGGCCTGGCGCCCGGCGAGCGGATCGAGAACGTCATTCAGCCCAAGCCGATCAACCCCATCGACCCGAACTTGTACGAGGTCAACACCGCCTTTGCCGACATCCTCAAAGTGGAGGGTTCTCAGCAGGCCAACTTCGGCGGCACCAGCAACGCGACGGCAACCGAGTCAGCCATCGCGCAGTCAAGTCGAATGGCGTCCATTGGGTCCAACGTCGACGACCTGGACGATTTCCTCAGCGAGCTGGCGCGCGCAGGTGGTGACGTGCTGTTGTCGGAAATGTCGGCGCAGACCGTGCAGGAGATCGCCGGTCCCGGAGCCGTGTGGCCCGAGCTTTCCCCGCAGGACGTTGTTAAGCACATCCGCCTGGAGATCAAGGCGGGGTCCAGCGGCCGGCCCGACAAGGCGCAGGAGCTGCAGACCTGGGAGCGCCTGGGGCCGCTGCTGCTGCAGATACCGGGGATACCGCCCTTCTGGCTGGCGAACAGGCTGGTCAAGGCGGCAGACGAAAGCATCGACCTGGAGGACGCCTACGTTGAAGGGCTCCCCTCAGTTATCGCACAGAACGCACAGGCCGGCCCGCGTAACGGCACTGGCGGCGCCAACGCCCCGGAGAACCAAGGGGCGAGCGGCGGACAGGCAGGCACGCCGAACCGCGCCGGAGGGCAGACAGGCCCGAACGGGCACGCCACGGGGGCGCCGGACAGCGCCGGCCCGGCGGGGGCGCCGAACACGGTTAGCCGTGTCAGTCACTCATAAATCCGTGTCTGTATTGTTGATAATACCGACAGACACGGGATACACTCGCAGACGTATTCATCGAAAAAAGGGCGTAAAAGCATGGGTTTCGATACCGAAGCATCTTCGGCGCCGCCAGCCGAAGACAACCAAGACCAGGGCGTACAGGCGGAGTCGTCCCCCGCCGAGGACGTAACACGGGGGTCGTCCACCCCGGAAGATTTGGGCGCTGAGGGGGAGCAATCCCCGGAGGAATACAGCACCGGACTTCAAGACGCGATTCGCAAAGCGGCAACGGAAGCCGACCCTGGCGAGGAAGCTGAGGGTGACCCCTCCGGCAAGTCCAAAACGGATGAACAGTCCGGCAAGGACGACGAAGCCGACGGCGACGAAACCGACGGCGACGAAGCCGACGGTGGCGAGGGCAAGGAAGGCGAAAAGGACGGTAAGGGAAAGCAAGACGCCGAGTCTGACGAGGGCGAGGATGTCGAGCCGGGCCAAGCCGTACCTTATGACCGCTTCAAGTCGGTAATCGACGAGCGCAACGCCTGGCGTGAACAGGTCGAGGGGTTCAGGCCCCAAGCCGAGCAGTTCAACCAGATTCAGACCTTCATGGAGGACAACGGTCTCCGGCCGGAAGATGTCGCCCGCGGGTTTGAGATTATGGCGCTTATCAACTCCGACCCGCTTCGGGCTCGTCAGGAGCTGGAAGCGATTATGGAGCCGCTGAACCAGTTTGCCGGAGTCAACCTGCCCGACGACCTGCAGAGGGAAGTCGAGGACGGCGTGATCTCCGAGGAACGGGCGCAGGAATTGGCTCTGTACCGCAACCAGACCCACTTCGAGTCTCAGCGTTCGCAGCAGACACAGGAACGTCTGCGGCAGACGCAGGAGCAGACGCGGCAGCAGGCCGAGCAGCGGCAACTGGATGAAGCCATTCAGGCCCAGCAGAACGCTGTTTCAACCTGGGAAAGCCAAATCGCTGAAACCGATCCGGACTTCGAGCGATTGAAGCCGATGGTGATGCGGGAGGTTAAGGCCCGGGTGATGGATCAGCCGCCGCAGACGCCGGAGCAGGCAGTCAGCATTGCCAAGGAAGCGTTGCGAACCGTGAAAGAGGAAGTTCGGAAGCTCATTCCCCCACGGCCGGAGAAAGGCCCGGCCGTCAACAGTGCCCATGCCGGAAATTCGGGCGCCGCAGATCAACAGCCGCAATCCATGCTGGATGCGGTGATGCAGGCGGCGAACGCTTCGACATGAGGTAATTCGTTATGTCTTTGCCACAAGCAGTAGTGGACAACGCGGCAAACGCAGCCCTGGACTTTCACATGGACCGGGGCAAGGTTCACGAGCAGCATATCCAGGAGAAGCCGCTTCTCCGGGAACTCCGTCGTCGCCAGAAGTCCTTCCCCGGCGGGAAGGGGAATCTGACGGTTGACGTCGCTTTCGAGACATTCAGCACTATCGAAGGCTTTTCGGCCGACGATACGCTGAACTTCGTCAACCCGACGCCGATCAAGCAGGCTGCCTATCCCTGGAAGCAGACGCACACCGGCATCTACGTGACGACCGAGGAGCTGTTGAAAGACGGCATCAGCGTCGTCGACACCAACGGCCAGAGCACCAGCGAGCACAGCCAGCGGGAGCTGACCGCGCTTGCGAACATCCTGGAAACCAAGCTCGCCGACATGTCGGAAGGCTGGTCTGCCGGGATGAACGAAATGTTCTGGCTGGACGGCACTCAGGACAGCAAGGAAGTCCCGGGCGTTCCGTATTTCATCAGCGACGACCCGACCACAGGCATTGTCGGCGGTATCGACCGGGCGGCGCAGCCGAAGTGGCGGAATATCAGCCTGGCCGGCGCCAACGCGATCAACTCCGGCAGCGTGTCGATCATCCGGACTCTGCAGAAGCAGGTACGGCAGATCCGCCGCTTCGGCTCGCCGCGGCTGTTGGTGCTGTGCGGCTCGGACTTCCTGAACGCCGTCGAGGATGACCTGTACAGCAAGGGCCAGTTCACCAACCAGGGCTTCGACAAGAATGTCGACGTGGGCATGGGCGAGATCAGCGTCCGGGGCCTGGGCCGGTTGATGTACGACCCGACGCTGGACGATCAGGGTAAGTCGAAGTACGGCTACTTTATCGACACCAACGCTATTCAGCTTCGCCCCATCGAGGGCGAGGACATGAAGAAGCACTACCCGGCACGGCCCCACAACAAGATGGTTATCTACCGTTCTGTGACGTGGGCCGGCGGTCTGGTAGCGCGGCAGCTCAACACGTCGATGGTGGCCGCCATCCAGTAACGGCCGTAACGGCGGGGGGCTTCGGCTCCCCGCCGGCCGTTCTTACGCGGAGGTAGTAGTGTGCAGCACGTTAAATGCAAAGTGTTTCTGGCGGGCGACCGCAATCATCAAGTGCATATCCCCGACGCCACGGTAGCCGAGGCCGTCGTGTTGGAGCACATTCACGGCTCGGGGTCCGTAACCGACGTGAAGCCAACCCGCATGGGCAAGGAAGAACATTCCGAGGAGCGCGAGCGACTGCGGCGCAAGTACCACCCCAAGGCGGGCGAGGACCGACGCAGTATCGTCGATTCGCTGTTCCCGGGGGCCAACGCGAAGCTGCCTATCAGCCTGAAAGACATCGGCGTCGAAGCGCCCAAGGCCGGAAAGGCCAAGGCGGAAGCCAAGGCCGAGCCCAAACAGGCGGAAACGGCAGACAGCGGCTCCGACGATTTTCTGTCGGAGAGCTAACAGATGGCACTCGGGGCCACCCTGGGCCAGGTGGTTGAGGCTGTCCGGCACGAGTCCGGGCAGTCCGCCAATGCGGCGTTCGGGGCAAACACGGCAGACCCCCTCCGGCACCAGATTCGCCGGATGTACAACTGGCTGCATGACGACTTCGACTGGCCCCATTTGCACATTTGGCGGGACGAAGTGCTGCAGCCGGGGGAGCGCTATTACAGCTACCCGGCAGACATCACTTTCGGGCGCTGGGAGTCTGTGCAGACGCTGCCCCCGGACATGAGCCGGTGGGAGCCTGTCTGCTACGGCATCACCTACGGGAACCTGAATGCCGTCAATTCCGACAAGGATATTCGACAGGATCCGGTACGCAGGTGGCAGCCGTTCGAGGGGGATCAGTACGAAGTTTGGCCTATCCCCGCAGGCAGCGGCGGGAAATTGCGTATCCACGGCTATGCGGCGCCCAAGGCGCTGGTCAAGGACGCCGACACGCTCGACATCGACGACACGCTGATTTCTCTCTACGTCGCCGCAGAGATCCTGGCGAAGCACGATGCGGCGGACGCCAAGATGAAACTCAGCCTGGCGACGCAGCGGTACCAGACGCTCAAGGCTCAGGCGTCCAAGATCGACCGCTTCCGCATGGTGCAGAGCCGACGCGAGCAGATGGGAGGGCATGAGCCTATCGAGGTACGCGCGCCCGGAACCTACTAATGAGCTATCTCCACATTGAAGACTTCAAAAGCGGTCTCGACACGCGCCGGTCCGTCTATACGGCGCCTCCGGGGTCGCTTCGTGTCTGTAAGAACGCGCACATAACCCGCGGGGGCGAGGTTGAAAAGCGTCTGGCGTTCGCCAGCTTCGCAGACCTGTCCGGAGCCGGGGGCGCAACCTACGGGATCCACGCCGCGCAGGGCTCTGTGTGGACGTTCGGCAGCGCCGCGCTGGCTGGAACGCTGGCCGGCGGGGTCCGGTACCAGCGCTTGCAGCACCCTGACGGCGTAACCGCCATGACCGCGCTTCTGGCGGCAGACAACTTCAACGGAAAGATTTACGTCGTTGCACAGTTCGCTGACGATGCGGTGTATCACTACTACGACGGCGCTCGCGTCACCGCCTGGGACAGCATGGCGGGTACGCTGAGTACCGTCTCCGGGGTGGCCACGGCGCTTACCACGCAGCTCCAGGACGAAGGGCCGGCGGACTTTACGATAACGAACCCTTCGGGCAATCAAATCCGCGTCGAAAGCCCCGCCGCGAGCGCGTTCAGCTACGAGGCGAGCGGCACAGGCGGGGCCACCATGACCGCGACGCTCGACCAGGCGGCGACCTACCTTACGGGCGCCAACGCGGCGTCGGGCTCGTTCCAGATCGCGGGCGGCAGCAGCAGCCCGGGGGTCAACCAGGTCACGTCGGTGAAGATCAATGGCACGGAGGTTCTGGGCGCCCCTGTGGACTGGAACACCAGCGACGGGCAGACCGCCTCCGACGTGGCCGACCAGATCACGAACTACCAGGGCGGCGTCGGCTACTACGCCTACGTGCTCACCACCAAAACTGCGCCGCCGCTGCCGACCGACACGGTTCAGATACTCGCCTCGTCCGCCGACGGCTCAACGCCGAACGGCTACACTATCGCGGTCACCACCTCGGGGGATGTTGTCGCGAGCAACATCACCAACATGGGTGGGGGTACCGACTCCGGAGCCGTTGAGCAGTCGCAGATGGTGACGTTCACGCTGGGCGGGGCTGTCACAGCCAGCAGCCAGTGGGCGCTGACGATCAAGGACCAAACCTTTACCGTCCGCGGCACCGCCGGTCTGGGGAGAACGGCGCTGGCGCTGAAAGACAAGATGTATTCATCCGACGGGCCTTTGCTCTATTTCAGCGGCTACCGAGGCTCGCCCCCGGTGCCGGATCCGACGGCCTTCGGAACAAGTATCGACGGCGCCGGGTTCATCAACATGTCGACGCAAAACGGCGGGTCTCAAGAGATAACAGGCCTTGGCGTCTACCAGAACTACCTCGCCGCGTTTAGCCGCAACTACATCCAGACGTGGCAGACAGATCCGGACCCTGATAAATACCAGCAGGTTCAGGTGCTTGACAACATCGGCACGCGCGCCCCGAAGTCTATCAAGGCCTACGGCGAGGTCGATCTGTTCTTTCTGGCCGACTCCGGGATCCGGTCGCTGCGGGCGCGCGACAGCTCCAACCTGGCCGCGTCTCAGGACGTTGGCACGCCGATCGACGACGACGTGCTCACGTATATGGCCGGGCTCACCGCGCAGGACATCGAGGGAGCCGTGTCTGTCATCGAGCCCGATTCGTCGCGGTACATGCTGGCGCTGGGCACTAACATCTATGTTTTCAGTCACTTCCCCGGGTCTAATGTTTCCGCTTGGTCGACCTACGACCTGGGCGTGCAGGTGACGGACTTCGCCGCGTCGGACGGCCGCGTCTATGCGCGGGCGGGGGACCAGGTGTACCTGTACGGCGGTGCAAGCGGCACCGAGTTCGACGCCTGCCAGCCGGAGATCGTCACTCCGTTTCTCGACATGAACGCCCCGGCCAGCAGTAAAACGCTGATGGGGATCGACATAGGGGCCGAAGGTTCCTGGGATGTCTATGTCGCAGTGGATCCCGCACAGCCGACCTTGTACGAGCGGGTAGGAACGCTCAGCGGTTCGACCTACGGCCTGCAGCCTGCCTTTTTCGCCCAAGGCGAATCCACCCACTTCAGCTTCAAGCTGGTCAACACGGATTCCAGCTATGCGAAGCTCGCCAACATGGTTGTTCACTACCGAAGCAACGAGGCCGCTTAGTCGCGATGTCTGTAGAGGCGACAGACAGATGCAGGCCACAGCCAACATGAGGTAACATGCCTTTATGGCTACCGATTTGAAGATCAACCCCGCGCGGAGAGAAGACCTGCCTCGGATTATCGAGCTGGGCCAGCGGATGCACGAAGGCTCGACGTTCGCCGACATGGACTTCGACCCCGAGGTTACGGCGCAGACGATGATCGCGTGCATGGACGCGCCCAACGGCACGGTTCTTGTGGCCCGCAAGCGCGGTCACATCATCGGCGGCGTCGCCGCGGTGACCATGCCGTCCTTCTTTGGGAGGGATACGGTCGCTTCCGACCTGGCGGTGTTTGTGGAGGCGGGGAAGCGCGGGCGCGCAGCCGGGTACTTCATTTTGGAGGCTTACGTCGACTGGGCGAAAGCGCAGGGCGTTAAGCGCATCAACCTCGGCAACAGCGCCGGTACGAACGATGCAGCCTACCAGAAACTCACCGGGCGGCTCGGCTTCTCCAGGGCGGGCGCGCTCATGTACCTGAGAGTCTGAGGCGCTTATGTGTGGTGGCGGCGGCGGCGGCGGCAATGACGCGCTCAACTACCAGAAGCGGCAGGAGCAGCTTCGGCAGACCCGTATTCGCACCGGGATGGACCAGCTTCGGGCCATCTTCGATGGCGGCCGCGCGGGCGCCAACGCGGCCAGCAGCTTTGACCCGAATACGACCTACTACGACAGCAAAGGCAACGTAGTCTACTCGCCCGGTAGCCTACCCGCCGCGCCTCCCGCGCCAACCCGGCCGGGGGCTTACTTTTCGTATGCACAAGGCGGCTTCGTCGACGCGAACGGGAACCAGATCGGTATCTCCGGGTACAGCACCCCTACGGGGCCGTCAGCCCGGGAGCAAGCGATACAGGCGCTGAAAGACAAGGCGTCGATGGGGCAGTTGTTCACTGGAACCCAAGAGTATAAGGGCTTCCAGCCCAGCTTCTACGATAAGCAGAAGCAGGCCTATCTGGACTACGCCAACCCGCAGCTCCAGGAGCAGATGGGCAAGGCACGCCGGAACTTGACGTTCGCTTTGTCCCGCGCAGGGACGCTAAGCAGCTCGATCGCCGCACGTAACCAAGCGGACTTGGGTAAAAGCTACGCCCGCCAGCAGCGCCAGATCGCCAGCCGCGCGCAGGACGTGGCGAACCAGGCTCGAAGCGGGGTCTCGCAGCAGCGCGATCAGCTCACCCGGACCCTGCAGGCGACGGCGGACCCCTCGGCCGTTACCGACCAGATCGGCGGCATCATGCAGACGCTGAGATCGACGCCGAACTTCCAGCCTTTGGCGCCCGTCCTGCAAGATGCTGGTGCCGGGATCGGCGCCTACCGGCAGGGGTACCAGTACGGCCAGATGCGGCGGAATATCCAGGACTACTTCCGCAACCCCAACAGCAGCAGCGGCAGTATAGTGAACAACTGACATGTGTACAGGTCTAGCAGTAGCAGGAATCGGGGCGGCCCTAGCGGCTGCCGGCACCGCGGCCAAGGTCTACTCGAACAACCAGCGTTCGGCGGACATGAAGGACGCCGCGAACAAGACGCTGCTTGCGGGCTACAAGAAGCAGAAGTCCAGCGACCAGAAAAAGCAGCAGGCGCTGGGGGACATCCTGTCGAAGACGGCGGGGGCGGACACCCTGCAGCAGCAGATGGACCGGCAGGCGCAGCAGCGCCTGGACGCCATCACCAGCAACCAGACCGCAGACCAGGCGACGAACCAGGGGCACTACGCGCCCCCGTCCTCAGCAGACAACTCCGGCCAGCAGGTTGTGCAGGATGCGTTCAACAGTCGCACCAGGCAGAACCACAACACGCTCGCCTCCGAGAATCGGGCGATGGCGAACTTGAGCAGCCTCGGGGATGCCTACGGCGCGATGGCGCGACAGACGCAGCCGCTGCGAAACCGCATCAACGCCTACAACAGCTTCCAGCGAGGCGACGCGCGTCTGCTACCGCTGGAGGTCAACCAGGCGGTGCAGGACCAGAGCAACAGCCACCAGGGGTTGAACACGATAGGCACCATTGCTTCGATCATCGGTACCGCGATGATGGGCTATGGGGCAGCCGGTGTCGGTGCCGCTGGTGGAGCCGCTGGCGGCGCAAGCGCCGGCGGGGCCGGAGGGACGATCACCGGCGCAGGCACCACGGCGGCCGCAACGTCGATGGCCGTGCCGGACGCGACGTTGGCAGCAAGCACGCTGGGCGGTACGGGAGCGGCCGCGGCTGGGAGCGGCGCCGCAGCCGGGGCGGGATCGTCGCTGGGCAACATGTCCAGCCTCGGAACGTCCCTGGCACAGCTCTACGACCCGAGTTACTACGACAGCAACCGGCAACGTCGGAACAACCCTTACAGCTCGGCATACGCGAGGGGCTACTGATGCCGTACCGGAGCAACGTTTTCTACTCGGACCCCACGATCGCCAAGGCGGCAGACAGCATTGCCGGGGCTATCTTCGGCAGTCCGGGCGATATGGCGAAGCAAAAGCTGATGTTGACCCAAGCGGCTCGGCTTCGTGCGAATGAAGGCCGGGACGCGGCGCACCAGCAGGCGTATCAGAACATCGCCGATTTGATGGCGAGCGGTGACGTTCGCTCGGCGATTGCACGGGCCGCAGCGACCGGCGACCCGGCGGCCATGCGCGCGATGGGCGACTACTCGTTGGCCTACCGGGGCAACGACCCCGGCGCGACGCCCGGGCAGCTCATGGGCTCCTTCCTCGGCGCGGGGCACCCTGTCGGCCCTGACAACGCTTTCAGCTTGCCGCAGCAGGATCAGATTTCCGCGCGGAACGCGAACGAGGCACAAGGCCAGGCCGTCGCTGTCCAGGACGCGCGGAACCACGGCGCCATGGACCAGCTCCAGTACAGCACGGGCAACCCGACAGATGTCGCCGGAGTGCTCGCGCAGCATATGCGAAATGGGTCCATGACGCCGGACCACGGCGCGTACCTCCGCTACGGTCACGGGCCGGAGGCGCCCAGCAGCGGCGGCGGTCACGGAAACCCGATGCTGGATGCGAAGTACATGGACCAGCTCGTGCCGAACATCAACGCGGCCATTGACGCCCAGGCCGGGATTGTTCGGGACAAGAACGGAAGCGTCGTGAGCGGAACCGATCTGGCGCCCCAGGACAGACAGATGCTGTTCAAGGACGCCTTTCAGCGCTTTAAGGACCAGATCAGCGCCTACCAGAACCAACAGCGGTCGGCCCCGCCGAGCATTGATGAGGCGACCATGAGCGCGATGCAGGACTTCGGGTCGCTGCAGACGACCCCGGGCTTCCATTGGTACAACCCGTCTACGTGGGGCAATGGCGATCCGCAGCAGACCTTCGGGCGCCAGACGCCTCAGCCTGGACAGACAGCGCCGGCTCCGGATAGCAGCAGCATCGCTGGACAGTTCGGCCAAGCCCAGCCGGGGCAGCCGTCCGTTGTACTTATCGGGCCGGATGGGCGCCGGTGGACAGCCCAGGATGTCCAGGACACAGCCAGCAATCACGGGCTGACGCCGCAGCAGGTGGTTGACCAGCTCAAGGCCAAGGGTTTCCAGGTTCCACAGTAATGGCGGACCTTTTCGCAGAATACGGTGTGGGCCAGCAGCCGCAGCCGCAGCCGCAGCCGCAGCCGCAGCCGCAGCCGCAGCCGCAGCCGCAGCCGCAGCCGCAGCCGGCAGACAACCCAGCCGGGAGCGGTGCGGGCGCGGACATCTTCGCCAGCTATAGGCTTACGCCGCAGTGGGATCCGTCGCTCGGTCAGCGTTTCGTGGAGCACGCCAAGCGCGGGTTCGACAACACGTTCGCCGGCGCGGTCACGAACGACATGCAGAGCGGGAGCTTCCCGGCGTATAAGGCGCATGTGCTCGACGCGGCGATCCAGGCGGCAAAGGCGCACGGCGCAAACCAGGGCGTTCCCGGCGGGTGGGTTATCAACTACGCGCAGCAGAACGGCTTGCTCGACGGGATCGTCCCTGGCGGCGAAAACAACAGCGCCAACCACAGGATGCAGTACGCGAACGACGCCGGGGCCTACACGGGGATGCCCATCGACCAGATGGCGCAGCTCCGCGACAAGTACCTACGGGAAGCGCAGGCCCGCAAGCAGCAGCACCAGGCGGACCTGACGGCTCAGGACGCGCGCTACCAGACAATGATGCCGGCCTCGCAGGAGAAGGGGGCGTTCAACAAGGCCGCCAGCTACGCAACCGCCGTGGGCGGTGAGCTCGCGGGCGGTGCGGCAACGCCTGAGTCGCTTATCCCGGTTGGCGGGGAAGGGTCGATGCTGGCTCGATTCGGCAAGGGCTTTGTCGCCAACGCGCTGACCAGCGCCGCTGTCGACAAGCCGGTGCAGCAGGCGAAGGCCCGCGCCCGGGGCGACAAGAACTTCAAGTACAACGCGACAGACGGCTTGATCTCGGACCTTGTGTCCGGGGTCGCGGGCGGCGTGCTCAACGTCAGCCCCGCGGCTGTGCGAAGCGCGCGTCGCCTTATTGCAGAGCACTTCGGCGTCAAGCCTGAACAGGTTAGCCCCGACATGGTTCGGAACGTCGACCCGCAGGCCATAGTCGACGCGGCGACCCGCGATCCTCAGTCCCCGCTCGCCGATGTCATCAACCAGCACACAGGCGCAGACAACGCTGCACCGGCCAACCCGTCGCCCCAGGAGAAGGCCCAAGTGGCCGCCGGGCGGAAACAGCGCCAGCGGGATCTGCAGCAGGCGTTCAACGAGCCGACGGTACAGCGCCGGCAGAGCGTAGACGCCCAAACGAATGACGTTCCAGCAGGTGCGGAGCCGGCACGGACCCCGGCCGGAAGCGCTCCGGACACGCAGACCTTGGCGGCAGACAGGCAAGTTCGGCAGATCGCCAAGCAGAAAAAGCTCAACCTGTCCGAGCAGGATGTCCAGAACGCGACCCAGGACGTGCTCAAGACCGAGAAGAAACGGGCGGGAATGCTGCAGAGCAAGCCGAAGGGCCGCCGCGCCCAGGCCAACCTGCAACAGCGGCTGCGCGAGCTCCCCAAGCCGGAGGACATTGTGCGGTCCTACAGCGAGCAGGGGCGCCAGTCCGCGTTCGGTGTTGCCGATGCGCGTCGCTCCCGGCGTGAGGCGGACCTGAACCGCCGGCAGACGGGCGAGCCGACGCCGCAAGAGCACCAGCCGCCCGGGGTGGACTATCAGGCTGCCGGCAGGCCGCAAGGCGGCGGTCGGGCCAACCTTCATGCGTTTCTCGACGCGAAGAAGGTCAACGGCCAGCTCCAAGGCGAGCCAATCGATCTGACGAACACATACCGGAAGAGCCCCGATACGGGCGTTCTGGAGCGCCAGGTCGTCCATCAGGACGGAACGCAGTCGTTCGTGCCGGAAAAGCGCATCACTCAGCTTACGCACCCCGACAACCCCCGGGCGACGCAGGATGTCTACCAGCGCGCTCCGCAGCCGACGAAGGGTGTCGGAGAGAGCACCGCCGGATCCGGCCCGCGCCGGACCACGGACCAGATCCGAAGCCGATCCCCTGTGCCGCCGAAGCCCCAGGTAGCGGGCGAGCACATCGCCGCCGGGCCGAAAGGCCCCGAGCCGAAGTCCGGCCCTCCGGGGCAGAAGTTCGGGGACGTCTACCAGGGCGAAAAGGCCGCTGGCGGCGGGCAAACAGCGACGAAGCAGACAGCGGAGGCATTGCCTCCTGCCGGTGAAGTACCGAGCCGGCAGACGTCGCAGCCTGAGCCGCAGGCCAGCCAAGCTACGGAAACGCCGCAGTCCGCGCAGGCCAGCCAAGCTACGGAAACGCCGCAGTCCGCGCCGGACCATCCGCCCGAGGACCACCCGGTCAAGTTCTCCGCGCCGGTTCAGAAGCGCGGCAAGCGCGTGATCGAGGCGACGCGGAATATGACCGGCGACTCGACGGACCAGGCGGTGCTGCGAGTCGTTCGTGACAAGAACCGAGCGTCCAATGAGTACCATCTTGAGACGCTGAGCGGCCAAGTCGTTAAGCGCGGTATGACGCTGCGCCAGGCGAAGACTGAGGCTCAACATACCCTGGACAGCGCGCGCTGGCACGAAAGCAGCCAGACGCCTTACGTGATAGGGGCAGACGGCCAGCCGGTCGTGCTCAGTGAGGCCTCCGGCCGGGGCGCCGGTGGGTCTGCGGCCGATAAGGCGGCCAAGATAAAGCAGGCCCTGTCGGGAGAGCCTGGCGGTGTCTCTGGTGCCGGGACGCTGCACGCGAACCCGGTCGGGGAGGTCGCCAAGTTCGCGGCCCGGATCTTCGGCGGGACGGCCGACGAGCGGACAGCCTACGCAAAGAACGTGCTGGAGCTGTCCCAGGACATCGCCGGGGTGGCGGAGCAAGGCAAGAAGTCGGCCCGAGCGACGAAGCGCTCGCCCCTGGCGGACGCCTACCGGGCGGTGCTAACCAGTGTCGACGGCAACATGCGGATGCTGTCCAAGCCGTTCAAGAGCAAGACGCTTTCCGGCTTGGCGGACCTATTCCACGCGACAGCCGGTCGGGGGGATGGCGTGCGGCAGACGTTCGACGAGGCCGTTCAGGCCGAGCTGAACCCGCGCATGACGAAGATCGGCGACATCATGGACGCGGTGAACC